TTCTTGGCATCGAGATTTGCAACATTGATGATCCACTCACCTTCAGGTTTAAACATTGTGCTGGGTTTCGTTATCCATGCAAACCATGCTTCGCCTGAGATCACACTATTTTTTGTAGCCATTTAGATTCTCCTTAAAAATTTGTTTAAAATTGTTATTTAACAATGTATTTAAAATTTTGTTTGTCATCTTTCTCCTTTTCTGATTGTTGTAGAATTATAGCATATAAACTTTCATGTGTCAAACACTTTATTAATGAGTTTCTGCCCATGTGTTTCCCGTTTTATATTCACAAGATAAATTACATTTCATTTCTAATGTATGTGTTGTTTCTTTGATTGCATCTTTGGTTATCTGACCAAATTTTTGAACATCTTTCTTGGCAACTTCAAATTGATATTCATCATGAACAGAAGCTACAAGCTTAACATCTACTCCCGATCTTCGTATTCGATCAGTCATATGAACCAGCCATTGTTTACAGACAATCGCACCTGCTCCTTGGATAAGAGTATTTAAGGAAGAGTGAACAGATCTTATTTGAAACTCTCTTCCATCAAGACCTTTTATCTTTCCTTTCTTTGCTGCTTCTTGTACATTGTTTTTTAGTCTACCTAAAGCTGGCATATTTTTAAGAAATCTTTTAATTAATATAGTACCTTCTTTAGCGCCAGCTCCTACTACCTTACCTATTTTGGCAGGACCGGCTCCATATAAAAATGCATAAATAAATGTTTTAGCTTGATCTCTAGTTTGTAATCCTGCCATGTGCTGATTAGCTGAATGTACATCTCCTATAAGAACCTCACTGGTAAATTTTGAATCATTCATGTAATGAGCTAGACATCTTAATTCCAGACTACTAGCATCTGTTCCCATTAAAATATGAGTATCAGGATTTGATATTGTCCATAATTCTCTACACTCTTTTCCATAAGGGCTATGAGATGCTGGTACTTGGGCCATATTGGGGCTATGATGGGCCATCCTTCCTGTAATGGTCTTAAGGGTAAGAACTCTTCCTCTTACTCTCCTGTCCTCTTCACATTCCTGTATCCAGGCTTTGAGAAGTCCTGTTCTTTTCTGAAGAAGGAAATATCTGCTAAACATTTGTGCTTCTTCCATCTTAATCTTGGAAAGAACTTCTTCATTAATAATAATGTTATCTTTATCTGTGTAGTGTTCAGGTTTCCAACCTTTTTCTATAAGTCGTTCTGCAATCTGTTTTCGGCTAGCTATATTAAAAGGCGTACTTTTAGGTATCTTTTTAACAGGCGAGTAAGTAATGATAGGTTCAAATATTTCTTCAGCTTTGCATTCAAGACCATGCTGTTCATCTTCAAGTTGAGCAAGTAGTATCATTGCTTTTTGGATATTAAAAGCAAATCCATTCTTCTCTTGTTGATCTATGATAGCTCTAATTTTTTGTTCTAGAATATAAGATCTATCTGAAAAATTCTTTCCTTCCTTTTCTAAAGTTCTGGCAAGTCTAAGTGTTAATTCAACATCTCTTTTACAATACTTTAACATCTCTGGACTGTAATATTTATATTCATTGAAGTTTCCTTTAGGAAATTTAAGATTATTTCCCCATGCTTCCAGAGAATGTCCTCCCTCTCTAACCGGATTATAAAGCTGCGACTCAATTAGAGTATCTCTAACTTGTGAAACTTTTATTGTCGAACCTGTAAAACGGTTAAGAACTGGTGCATCAAAACTAATACCATTATGCATAATAAAATTATCAATTCTGGAAGACCAATCTTTAAATTGTTGGCACTCTTCCTGCACCCAAACTTTTTGTTCATTGTTAGAATAAGATTGGGCTACGATGCAATGTATGGTATTAGCTTTTATAGCATCTGTCTCGATATCAACGACTGCGTCTACCATAGGACATATCTACCTGATAAGCTTGTTCAACTGGAATGTGAAAAAACAATTCGCCTTTCCTTATATTTTTATTAGGAGCTTCTTTCACCTCACTTTCAAGTACTGTATTTCCATCTACGTGCCATGCCTTACTGCAATTATGATTAAAAACTATGAATGTTAATAAAGAATTCTTATGATCCTTCTTCCATTTTTCAAGTAATCTTTTCTTTCTATGAGGAATTCGTAATTCCAGCCATGATTCAGGCCATTCTCCTTTCCATGCATACTTAATCTCAACTTCATAAAATTGAGGATTTCCTCCATCATCTGTTTTAACTGTAAGATCAAAGTATGTAGTTTCTTCTGAATTAACTGTACATGCAGGTTGAGTAAACTCTAACCAGTTAATCATATGTTTTTTAGCTGTGCTATCAGCTTTGTCGTAGAGATCTTTATCAAAAGGTTTCTTCATTATTATTCTCCATAAAAGGGTTGTCTACTTGGGTCATACGTCCGGTATCTTTATCATAATGCAGGTAACAAGATACACCAGTGTCTCCAGTATATCTATTTTTAAGAATTCTTATTGTGGTTGTGTTGGCTGTATATTCATCTTCAGCTTGCTGGTTTCGCTCCAATGCTATTACACTGTCTGACAAGTGAGCAATACTAGCAGAGCCTCTTAAATGGGACAAACTTACCTCCTTTCCTTCTTCATGTCCTCGATCACCTGCTGGCCTTCTTAAATGACTAACCAGTATCAAGGCTATCCCAGTTTCTTCTACCAAAGCTCTCAGCTTGGTCATAAGAATATCAATGGACTTACGCTCATCACCATTATCTTCTTGTCCTGATACTAGAATAGATAAGTGATCTAGAAATATCCATTTACAATCTAAAGCTTTCGCCATATGCCTGACCCTATCAAGTATCTCATCATTGGATATAGATCCAAAATGATCGAAAGCATAGAATCTTTTGGTGTTAATAGTTTTCTTTTGCCAATCTCTTAGTTGTTTATCAGTAAATTTCTTCCGAACTTCTTTAATATAAAGTCTAGCATTTGCTTCGACACTCATAATACTAAAAGCAGTGTTACGAATGCTTTCTTCCAAAGCTAAGACACCAATTCCATCTTTAGTATTCATCATGAGATGATACATTAGTTCACGTATTATACTAGATTTTCCCATTCCAGCACCGCTGGTAAAGGTGATAAGCTCACCAGTTCGTAACCCATAGGTCTTCTCATTCATCTTAGGCCAAGGATAAAGACATATCTCACAATCAAATTCATCATAGAGAGACTCACCTAGATCAGCAAGATTTATAATACCTGCTGGAGTATAGGCCTTAGAATTCCACCAAGCCTGAGTAAACTTTTCTCTTTGTCCGGTTTTTAAATATTCATTAGCATCATGTAATTCTAAAGAAACAATTTTACATTTGTTGGGTTCAAAAATTTGTGCAACTTTCTGAGCAGATTCTTTTCCTGGCCTATCATTATCAAAACAAAGAACAATTGTTTCAAATTTATTTAGATAATCAAAGGCTTGCTTGCAATTTTCAAGAGCGGCGGCTGCACCATTTTTAATGGAAACACAAGGCCATTTGGAACCCATCAATTCGTAAGCAGACATAGCATCAAGCTCGCCTTCACAAACAGTAATATATTTACCTGTCTGATTAAACATATTCTGTCCAAACAAAACTGCCTCAGATATCTTTCCTTCAGACCAGATTTTTTTATCTTGAACTTGCCGTATTTTATTAGCTATATGGTTACCCTTTTCATCAAAGTACTGATAAATATGATGGGTAATTATATTACCAGTTTTCTTAACCTGTGTATTATATTTCTTGGCAGTCTCTTTACTAATCTTTCTATCAGGAATATCTGATATTAGACCAGTTGTTTTTCTTCCTAAAACTGTTTCAGTAGACATATTAATAACCTTAAAAGATGTGTTTCTATTTTCTTCTGATTTGTTAAACCTTGTTTGACAACTAAAACAATACGAATGCCCATCTTCATGTTGAACATTCGCTTTACTTGCCCCGCATTCGGGACAAGATCCTCTACTAGGCCATTGACTAACCATAGTATTCTCCTATTATTTTTTAGGTTTGCCTCGTTTAATTTCGTAAGTTAGATCTGGGGAGTAACCTAAGTGTTCACACAATTCATATCTATAACTGAGTTCATTTTCAGCTTCCCTCTTAGTTTTAAAAAAACCTACTGTTACATCACCTCCTTTTCGTTTAAGAATTAAATTCCAGTTAACCATCTTGAAATGTATCTCTCCATATGTTTTGAACGAAATCTTCTTTGTCTTCCATGATTTCATTAATTTCTTGTTTAGCTAATTTTTTAGATTCTTTTTGAGTATATCCTTCTTGACTGTATTGTTTAACCAGATTTCTAAATAAATTATTTCGTTCTTTCTGCCATAAGTTTTTAGCCATTTTTTTCAACCCACTCTTGGTTAGCTTTTTTATAATTTAAATTTTCTAGTTCGATACGTAGTTTTTTTATAGTATTTTCTTTTTCTTCAAGCTGTTTCTTTAAATCTGTAACTTGTTTATACCAGACTTCTGATATAGTTAAATTTTGCATATTATACTCCTATTATTCTTTCATGTCAATATAAAATATATGTAAACCTATTTGACCTAATAATTTAAAATGAGGATCAGAAGCCCAGGAAGGAGTAACATAGGCAGCATGATAATGTGTTGCGCCTATTGTTTGTTTAATTTGCACACCTCTAAGTGCCATTTCAGCAACACTTAAAACTTTTTTCAAAGCTTTTAAATCTTTCATTCGTTCAGATTTTCCATCGCACCAGTAACTAAAATGACATTTATTTCTGACCGGATTTTTTTTCCAATATCTTCCTTGATGAACTACTTTGCATATGGTATTAGGAAAGTTACTGCTTTCAACTCTTGTTAATATAACATTGGCTACCGCCAGTTGAGGTATCATCTCTTCTGATCGAGCCTCATGATAGATAGCTTCAACTAAACAATTAAAGTCATTAGCTTTTGCTGTTGATATTAAAAGAAAACTTGCTATCAGACTTGTCAATACTAATTTCATTAGTGTAGCCTTAATACATGGATGTCTGAATTATACCAGAGGTCTGGTTGCAGACCAATATCATCAAGAAATTTAAATGCTTCTCTTTTTGTTTTAAATCTTTTTATAGAATCTCCCTCTTCATCTGGACAAATTTCCATTGTCCTTAACTCTTTGGGATCGTCAACATGTACTATAATGTATGACATATATATCTCCTATTTTATATTAAGAATAAAAGTAAAAGTATTAAATCCATCAGATACCTCCTACATTTTCACGTTGTATATCATTATGATTTAACTCAACCCAATAAATTTCTAGAGCTTCTGTATATTTATGAGCTTTAAATCTATGTTGCTCACCAGCCGGGACAATGGATAAATCACCTGCTTTTAACAAGGTACTATCACATAAGCCATAGTCTTTCCATCTCTGTATTTCTAATTCTCCATGTATTACATAGAAAGCATTGATCTTACTTTGATGTGCATGTTGTGAACAATATCCCCCTTCCTTAACTTTGATCCTGTGTATTTCTATAGCAGAGGATTGAAGTAATGGTTCAGTAGAACCCCAAACTTTACCTTCTATTACACTCATTTACTTTTCCTCTTCTTCAATTGAATCAGGAATGCTAGGACTATTATAAGAGCAAATTGCTCCGGCCAATATACCCTCAGTGATAACACGATCATGGGTACGACCATGTACCTGTTGGAGATGTGTCGCCTCATTCAAGTGATACATAAGACCTCTAATTTGTTTAGATGTTAAGTTAATTATGTCTTCCATTTATTTTTCCTTTTAGTGTAGTTATCCCATCGTTTTCTCCATAGCCAGCCATCTAATTTAGATACCAAACGAGAGAATTTATCCATCACAATGTTATTCCATATCCATTTCATTATTCTTACTCCTCTTAAAATAATTCTTCTGATCTTCATAATTACAATCCAGACATACATAGTAATCATAAGGATCAGCACCATTCAGATCAGCAATCCATTCGATATCTGGACTGCCACATTGTCCACAGTGCCACTGCATCTTAATGTCCTAACTCTAAATTACGTTTGATTGCTTGCTCATATGTCATACATTCAAACTGTTTGATACCTACTAGTGTAGAACCAAAGTTTGCTTTAAGAGATAAAGAAATTTCTTCTTTGTATTCGTTTATATACTGCTCACACAATTTCTTATCAGTGTAAGCAAACGTATGTTGTATCCAACCTAATGGAGGAAGAACATTCAGCATTAATAATACTGTTACAAAATATACTGTCATTTTAATTTTCCTATGTGTCGTAGCTATCAATATATTCTTCATAACCTTCTTGAAGAGAAGCCAGTTCTTCTGCTATCCACTGATTAAGTTCAGTGATATCAAACTCTTCTCCCTCTTCCAGACCAGCCATTTCAATGTAGTTCTCCACCATAGGTGCTGACCAAGCATCAGCATGAGTAGCAATATAATTATAAACTTCTTCTGGATATTTAAAATTAGTTTTCATGATTTCTTCCTCTCATGAGAGATTGATTTACCATTAAGACTAGTTATAAGTTTGTCATCACTGAACAATGT